AACCATAAGAAGACTGCGCCCTAGAACTTACACTATGTCTGGAGTGGAAACTGCTGGTTATATTTATGACGAGGTAGATGGTGTACTCGATATCGCAAGCATGGACACTGGCATTAATCACCGCCCCGTAGGCGTGAACCATGACGTGATTAACACTTACACCACCGCCGCTGTACAGCGTTTGATTGTAGCCAGTGAAGCTGCTGCTACAGAGATAACTCAACTTAAAGCAGAAATACAAGAACTTAGAGGATTAATTAAATGAGACCTATTGTAAAGATTGAAGATGTGGTGTTCACCTACGGGTTGGGCAAGGTTAATTACTGGGACAACTACGGGGAGCTTAACCATCAAGTTATCCATAAGGTAGAGGTTGTTGTGACGGGTGACTACCTCGGACAGGGTGAGCTTGGTATGCAGGAATCCAAAGACACAGCGGTTGTGTTTTCAGACGGTGATGAGGTCGCGGATAATTTCATCGCAATGGAAGACATGGTGACAGACGAGATTAAGGATCAGGTGTTGAACTGGGGTCTTGAAGTACTAGGCGCAGAGCAAATTGGAGACCCTACAAGTGAGTATGTCTACGCAATAAGTGAACAACCTGTGACTACTATTTCTAGGCTTGACTCTTTGAAGAAAGGTCTTTGCACACAGTTTTCAAAGATTCTTGAAGAGCAAAATAAGGAAGGTTCAGTGGTGCGTAAGAGTTTTGACACCGAACTATAAGGAGAATAATTAATGGAACACTTAGCAGAATTATATGTTGTTGTAACTTCAGTAGTGACTATCGCTAGTGTTATTTGTAACTATACTAAAACTCCTAAAGACGATGCCATCGTTGCAAAGGCTTACAAGCTTCTAGAGAAGTTCGCGTTTTTAGGAAACAAAGCTAAACAATAGGGGCATGTAGTAATTGGACACAGTACAAACTATTGGGAGCTTGTGGCCTATTTTTATAGGCTTCATAACGCTGGTAACGGTGTTAGCTAAAATGCATTCTGAGCAGGAGACACTGAAAGAAAAGGTGCGTATCTTGTTTGAGCTATGGAATAAAAAAAGATAGTTTTGCTTAACCCTTGCAAAGCTAACATTTACAGTAGGATGTTTAAACATGCCAGAATTCGGCCCTCAATCTCTAGCCAATCTCGCAACCTGTGATCCTGAACTGCAACGTGTTTGCAGAGAGGTAATCAAGTTTGTAGACTTTTCAGTCATTGAGGGTGCGAGGGCTGATGCGCGGCAAGAACAACTGTTTAAACAAGGCAAGTCTACGCTTGATGGCGTGAATAAACGCTCTAGGCATCAAGTGACAGAAGCGCAGCCGTTGAGCAGGGCGGTAGATTTATTACCCTACCCTGCCGTACTGCATGGCAAAAACATCTGGGGTGACACAGAACGGTTCCTGCTGTTTATCGGCATGGTCATCGGCATAGGGCGTGTACACGGTATTGAGTTGGTATCGGGCATTGACTGGAACCGTGATGGCTCCACGGCTGACACTAACTTCAGGGACATGCCTCATTTCCAGCTTATGGAGCCTAAAAAATAATGGCGCTTGATCCAATCACCGCAGGCATTGGACTTGTCGGCAAGTTCGTTGACAAGTTTGTCCCTGACAAAGACCTTGCCAAGAAGTTAAAAGCTAACGCAGCCTCGCAAGAGTTCTCAGGGGAGCTTTCGTTGCTAGTGGGTCAGCTAGAGATCAACAAGGTTGAAGCCGCACATAAAAGTTTATTCGTTTCTGGATGGCGGCCCTTTATCGGCTGGGTGTGCGGGGTGGGTTTGCTATATAACGTACTGGTACAGCCCATATTTGATATCTGGGTTGATATGCCAGAAATAAATCCTGATTTATTGTATCCTGTGCTACTAGGCATGTTAGGCATGAGCGGTCTACGGACATACGAGAAATTTAAAGGCGTTCAAAGGGAAGAGTAGTTGTGGCAGAAAGTAAACCGACCGTTATGACCAGTAAGTTAACACTGGGCAGCATTATTGCTTTATTCCCCCTAGTCGCAGCGATGTTTGCTATAGATTCGCATTACATAAGCACAGATGAGGTTGACGTAATTAACAAAAACGTCCAGACGATTGCCGATAACCAAATGCAAGCCACACTGGATGTCAGCAAACAGGTTGAGGACAACGGGGCGCACATGCGTATCGGGCTGGCTGAGATACGCATCGAGCTGTATCAAGAGCGGCTAGATAACTTGGTGTTAATGCCCTCTGAAGACGTAACCGACTACCATAAAAAACGAAGGGTCGTTCTTGAGCGTCAAGTTGTAAAGTACCAAAAGAATATTGACCTCGACAGGCATACACTCAGGGAAGGCAGCTAGAAATAAACGATGATACCTTTGTCCGTAACAAACCCGTGTCCCTGTAACGTGATACGGTACTCACCATCGGGAATAGGGTTAGGGTTGGCGATTCTATGCGGTGTCTTACCATCGTGAAGGTACAGTTTGCCCAACTCATACGGGACATACGTTTCGGGTGGCAGCTCGTTATGGGTCTCGAAAATTTCAATGTCTTCATCGGTACAGCCAAACCAGAAATCACAGCCGCCGCCGAGAGTCGGCAACTCGACAGGGACAGTAAAACTGAACGGGTCACGCCAGTCATAGGCTGACAGGTCTAAACGGTCATACGGTTCGTCTACGTGTACACTGCCTGACAGTCCTTGAGACTTGCTGTCGAAGATATGAAACCCCGCCAGCCCGAAACCCCTGAAAGGTGTCGAACACGGCAGGTCTACGCCCATCATCGCGGGTAACTCACGCCAGAGCTTCTCGTACAGCTCTTTCATCGTGTGGTACATCGGCTTGTTGAACGCATCCGCAATGAACGGATACGCCACAGGGTTATCTTGATAGGTGGCAGCGCCTAGCGTGTAGAAGCTGTCCCTATCCTGATAGAGCCAAGACAGGTCTTTAACCTGTTGTGTGACAGCTTGTGCCTGACCTTCGGTTAAGAAATCGTGTGTCGTTATCATGTCTTGTCTCCGTATTCCATTTCGATTAGCAGGTCGATGTAATGCCTTGCCTTTTCCAAATCCTGTTTACCGGCTTTGGCTTTGTGCCGTGTGACGTACTTCACCACGTTTGCTTCACAGTAATTTAGTTGATTACGCTGGCAATACTCAACCGGCTGAATCGGTAGGTCTTTGTAATGTGCGCCTGCCACCTGTACATCGAGGGCGTGGATACCTGTCTTGTCAATCATAGCTATTTCCCGTATCTGGATTTATGTTTAACTTCAGTCTTCAGCGGCAAACCTTCAGCCCAGTCAGGGCAGAAGTCCATCAATGCCTGCACTTCCTTGACGTAATCACCTTCAACGACCAGTTCATCGTGGCAGTGGAGGATTACAGGCAAGTCTTTCGCCTGCATCACACAATCCCGCATCAAGTCAGCCGCCGCGCCCTGCGTTGCATTCTCAATCAACACGCCAGCCGTCAAGGTACGACGAGGCCATTCAGCGCCCGCTTTCGGTAAAGACGATCCCGCTAAGACTGTTAGCTCGTAACCCTGTTCACCCCAAGGGTAATCGACCAACTCTCTCTTTGGCTGGAAGTAGGCGTGGTATCTACCAGATGGTCGTTTCATCCACAACCAATCCGATCCATCATAGTAGAACGTCAGCTTACCGCATTCGTATTCCGTGCCGACATCGTGAAAGGCGTTCAATGCTGCTTTCTTCAAACCATTCCAGAACCTAACACACCAGCCATTAGCCTCACGCCATAGAACCTTCAGCTCTTCAGCCTCATCCTCGGTGTAGATAACACCGTAGTTTTTCGCCATACGCGTCAACGCGCCAGCACCCCCAGCAAACTGCATCGACAGCGCAGCAACCTTACCGGCTTGTCTATCGTCCAACCCCATACCGTCAGCGGTGTGAATGTAGATGTCTTCATTCCGGCGAAACACATCAAGCACATCTTGTGCCTCTGGCTCATCTGATAACCACGGGCAGATACGCCCTTCGATTGCAGACCAGTCACCGAAGGTTACGCCCGTTGGTGCAGTGATAGATGCACGTAACAACCGTGATAATGTCTTAGCAGGCGTAGGCACCTCATAGTCTTCAAGGATGTCCTGTATCAGGCTTTCAGGCTCTTCAAACGCCTTGCGTATCATGTTGTGCACTTGCAAGCCTTTCGATGTCCAGCGTCCTGTCGCGGCACCATGCCAGACCAGCGAATAGTTAACGCGACCGTCAACGCTTTGATTAACCATCGCTTTATATTTGCTGGTAGAACTGCCGCCTGCATCGTTAATCAGTTCAAGCAAGTCTTCGACATCAGGATCAAGGTCGGCAGAGGCCAGAAGATTGGTGCGGTGTTCATCATCAAAGCTGTAGGTCTTCTTATCGCCCTTATGTACGACTAATAGTTCTTTCTGCTTCTCGGTGATGCGGGGGAATATCCACAAATCTCTCGTACTGCGTTGTCGTGCTGACTTAACCTGACCATCAGTCAGTTCATATATCTGGGCATCGACATCTTTCTTAACCTCTGTGGCGTAACTTAGCGCGGCTGTGGCAAAAGGCACATCGACAGGAATGCCGAATTCATTAATACGGTGGTTGTTGCGGTACTCATCCCACTCATCGTCTGATAATTCACGCATCACTGAACAGGCCATACGCATTGTCGCTACGTCCATGTTGCAGTAGTCAGCCATAAGCTGTTTGTCTTCATTGACCCACGGCTGGCGGCCTCGGCAACAGTATTGAAATATCAAACGTTGACCTTCAGACTGTTTCTGTATCGGCAGGTCTGTTGCCCGACACAATAGTGCGAGGCTTGCAGGTAGTCCGTGCGCCATAGATCGAGCCATTGAGCATCGCACCTGACTGAGCGGTAACGCAGGTACTTCAGGGAAGTCTGCGGCTAACACATAGTTCCACACTTGTAAGTCGAACTGCGCGTTATGATGATAGGTCTGCCCGCCATCGTTGATATGGTCGATGATACGTTGGGGGAAAGGCTGACCGTCTTCAGGGAACCAGCACTGCGGCTCTTCCTCGTTGAAAGCGTAGCCGTAACACATGACTTCAGTGGTCATATCTTCAACATAGTGCTGAAGACCTTTCTCTGTCAGATTACAATAGGATAGGGTTTCAAAGTCGCCCCATAGGATGTCTTTATTCGTCATATACCCAACACGCAGTCAAGCGACTTGGCGAGTTCGGGTGTCATTACCACTTTCTCTACGCTGTCGGTAAGGTGAAAGAGGACGTAGGAGTCTGCGTTAAATTTGTTGCTCGGCATCACAACGATCAGTTCAACACGGTCAAGGTTTATAGTTCGGAAAGGGGATAGCTTAATGAAATTCATTATCGGATACCTCAAAGAAAAAGCCACCCCGTAGGGTGGCAGGGAGATGCTAGTTAATCAGCACGTTTTGACTGGCGCTTCTTCTTGACTGGCGCTTCTGGCTCATCTTCGGCTTCTTCAATAGCCTCTTCAGGTGCTGCTAACTTGCCTGTAGCACTTTCGAGGTTGCCGTCACCGTCCATCCAATCTTGGATTTCGAGCACTGGGTTGAAGCACAACGCACCGCCTTGGTGGGCGTTCTCGTAGCTTTCAGAAGTCAGGGTGACAACTGGATACAAGAATACTTCTTCTGTGCTAGAGCGTATTGCGATTACGCCTGTCAGTGCGTCAACACCTTTACGTGCGCCATACGTGCTGCCGCCATAGCTAAGGATAGTTTCGTCACCGTCTGTGAACCGTGCTTCGAAGCCACGGCTTTCGTTTGGTACGTCAACCTTACCGTTAGGATTTGTAATGCTGTCCATTGGCATCGGCAAATCTTCAATAACAGATACTTCTATCTTTGTTGGCTTACGGTTATGCCACAGCGTCCAGCCGTGGACTAGCGTTGTAGTGTTGACGGCGATTTGCTCACCTGTGATATCTTCGCCTTCACGACCGTGCGCCCACACGCCTGTTTTGGCATCGAACTGAACGAACGATTTATCGCCTCCGGCTTCAGGGGTTACTGCTACTTTAAAGGATTTTACGAAAGACTGGATATCTGCGGTGCTGTTTTGAGTTGTTGGAAACATTACGTTTCTCCTTCTTGGTTTCTTATCCGTCACGACATGTGACTAAAGTTACTATATGTTATGTTGCTATTTTTAACAACAGTTATTTTGCAATGAGTGCAATTAAATTCGCCGGAAAAACTGTCTTGCCGATAGGCGGGCGTTTGTCAGATTCGTGAACCATTGTCGTGCCGCTGCTTATCTTGACCTGTTGCTCTTCAAACTTGGCGTAAGGCAGCTCTAACGTCTTGCACAGTTTCTCTATCTGCGCGGGCGACTTCAGCTTCATCGTATAGGCATCAGCAATCTTCATTTTCTTAGCGTTGCGGATGATAGTCTCAACGACTTCAGGTTCAGCCCAGACACGGCTGGCGCGTTTCTGTACCAGCTTGTAGTTTGGGATGTTTGCGCCCTTCTCTAACAGGTCATGCGCCAGAGACTTCGCTGACTTAATGAACATGTCGAGTTCATCAACCATGTCGAGTACTGACGACAACTGCTCGGCATCATTGAGGTTCAGCACTAACGCGCCCTGTGCTGCCAGCTTCTTTTCTGGGCAGAAAGGTGATGCTGGGCAGAATTTACAGTGACTGCCTGACTCAGCCCGTGGCGCATCGCTTTCGGCATCTTCCAAAGCAATAAGCAGTTTATCTTCAAACTCATATATCTCTTTTTTAGTGAACGCCCATGTTGGTGCTGTGTCGTCGTAGGCTTTAGGCTGGGTGATAGCGCCGATAAACTTTTCAGCTTTGTCAAACAGGTGCTTAGTCTTCGGGTCAACAGATGCTGCCAATGCTGCGAGAAGTATCTGTTTATTATTTTCTGGGCTGACCGTCAGAAAACCGAATTTATAGTCGTTCAGCAATAACGTCTTTTCATCGGCAGAGACAGCAATCATATCTAACGTACCGCCAACAAGATCAGGCACGTACTGAACAAACTGCTCAAGTACCAGTTCGTCAGCGTCTATTGAGTCGAGCAGTTTCTCGGTTGCCGTGATAGCGGGGATAATCTGGTCGGTACGCATATCTTCAGTAAAGGTCAGATCGTCGTTGAAGGTGTCGCCCACCAAGTCCTTGGCTTCTTTATCGTCGGCATAGACCGCTTCCATGACGGTATGCAGCATTGTGCCTTCACTGGCTGCGCCGGAAGTGTTGCCGCGTGGCGCAACTTTGCCGCGTTGGTAACTTGCTGGGCAAGCCATGACGCGGTGGACTGAAGATGTTCCGATGGGTAAATGTATGTCCGGCATTGGTTTTGTTCCTTATTTAAGTTTAAGTTTGTCCATTGAATCAATGTAGTGCTCGTAATCTTCTCCGGCAGTACTTGAAGGTCTGCGGCTCCAAAATATTGGCGTGTTATGCACCTGTCCGTCTTTCTTAATCACACCTCGGCATTTGCGATAGCCCATCTCTTCCAGCCCATCCTTCAACCCGTTACGACCAAAACGTGTATAACCTTTAGCCTTTAGCAGGTGTATAACCTGTTCGGTAGTAAAAACGCCAACACCGAACACGCCTGCGC